ATACCTGCATGATCATATGTCGTGTACTGAAATCTGGAATGTTACTCAACGGATTCATGTTATGATCCATTACTACGTTCCAACAATTATATACCCATTCTCTCATTGATATTACCTTTCTAAATATTACCTTTGTAGGATAGTGAGCATCAACATTATCTCGATACTCTATTGCATCGTTCACATCATGAAACTCTTGTGACACTTTACGGTCTTTAAACCATGCTGTTACTCTATACATTACTTATCTATCCTTTATTTGGTACCTGCACCCGGACTCGAACCGGGACGCCTTACGGCCACAGATTTTAAGTCTGTTATGTCTACCATTCCATCATGCAGGCATTTGGTGCGAGGTGCAGGGTTCGAACCTGCGACCTGGACGTTATGAGCGTCTTGCTCTACCACTAAGCTAACCTCGCATTATTTTGGCGGTCCCTATAGGATTCGAACCTATGACCTACTGCTTAGAAGGCAGTTGCTCTATCCAGCTGAGCTAAGGAACCTTAATTCCATTGTTTCAGTAAATTGCTTCAGTAATTTGTTCGTAAACAAATAAACTGTTTTCATTAATTACATTTAGTTGTGCATCAGTAGCATCAACACCGTCAATTTGACATGTTGCAATATAAGCATCGCAAAACTTCGGATAGTCTTGCATGTCGATGCCTTCTACTTCTACATCTGTAATTTGGTTAAAGTTAATTTGCATATTATACCTCCAATGTATATGGTTTATTCCACTTACCAACATTAATATCAGTATAGTGTGAACGACTAAAGTAATCAGTCATTGCATCATCGTTATTAAAATACTTTGGACCTTTCATAGCCGCTAACAGCTCATTTAGAAAGTCACGCTTGACACCATCATAATGGCTATCAATCCAGTATTCGTTAACTTGGCAGTATCCGTCACCGTGTGTAAAACTATCGCTAAAATCAAGAGCGCCTGCTTTAATATTCACTGAAAGTGTTGAATGATTACGAACAGAAATACTAGCTTTCATTTTGTATTTTTTCAATACATCTTTGATTGCTGGTGCTAGTTCTTTTTTCATCGCTTGTGATACATATGCCATTTTCGAAGTCCTCTTCGTTTGTTTAACTTACAATAATAATATAACAGTAAGACGTCTTGTTGTCAAGAAAAAAAGACGTCTTTTTTAATCTTTTTTACCATTCTTTGAATGTACCTGCATCTTCGTTATCACGATAGCCAGCAGTATAAGCAGTGATTTGCTCGGGTGTCATATCTTTCATTTCAATACGAGTACCTTTTTGTGTACCTTCTGGCCAATAGTGAGGATCGAAGCTTCGTCCGTAATAACTATCAGCTCCACCCCTGTCATAAGGTCCGCCATGTGTTTCATCATATAGTGGCAATTTGGTTGAAAGTTTTGCTTCAACATCTATAGGCAAAGACGACATTACGCAGCCTCCTTTTCTCTACAAATATTTTCGATGTGACGTTCAATAGCACTGTCTTTCCAATTAGCAAAGTCTAAGGAACGTGCATAACTCTTACTGACATAATCAGCAGTAATATAGTACGCATCTTCTTCTAGTTGAATACGCATATATTCTTTAAGAGTACCCGACGGAACACGATCACTCCAATACTCAGTTTCAGTTGCTGACGGCATCATGCCCATCCAACAACCAGGTTGCTTTGAAAACTCTTCAGCTTCCTTGCGTTGAGCGTTGATATAGTCAACTAGTGCAGTTTCCATATTATACATTATGCTACCTCTCCAAACAGTTTTCCCATATTTTCGAACACTACATTATAAGCATTCACTTCAGCTTCATACCACTCATAAAAGTCATCATCTTCTTCAAAGCGGTCACTACCACTCGCATGTTCATCCCATACACGTTGCATAGCATTCATACCTTCAAGTGCATCACCACGACCAAAGTTTGTGATTGTGTTCCAAGCACTAGTAAAATCTACTGTGTTTTGATAAAAACTAGGGATTCTAAACATCGTGTATTCCTTCTTTGTTTCTAACTATACATATAATATAGCACCAAGAAGTCTTACTGTCAAGTCTTTTTTTAAATTATTTGTGTTTTTTCGTGTCCTACACGTATTTGTGGATCTACATATATGTCTATGTCCAGTTGTTTTGCATCCAAACACCAAGCAACATCTTCACTGCACATTTCATATCCCTGTGGCACTTGTAACTTTTTAGGTGCAAACCACGGATATTCCATACGTTCAAATACACCTTGCTTAACCAACACCCAACCAAATCCAATATAATCTGCTTTAAAAGCAAACTTACGTTCTAACATTTCTTCTTCTTTTATGAATTGATAATGTCCGTGTTTGTTAAAATACTCGTCATCTAAGTTTTCTACAACTGGTGTAAATCCTTGAGGTTGACTATACCATCCACTAGCAACATCACAATCCATGCTTAGTAGTTTAGTAAAATGTTCTACTGTGAATACTTGATCGCTGTCGATCCACATCATGCGATCATATTCTATACCATTGAATGGCTTTTGATACATACCTTTAGATACATCTGCACCTGCTACTTTACAACGAGCAAAATTTACCATACTACTGTGTTGTTGACTTAGTATGGGTTGGTGTCCATTTTGTAAGCACCAAGTCCATACACTTGTAAATGATTGTAAAAATATACCACTATAGCTATTACCCGGTAAACAAAATACTATTCTCATAAACTCACGTCCTCTAATCCTGCAGCTCTTAGTTTTACAATGTTATTAATCTGAAACTGTTTGGCATCAATAGCTTTAATTAATCCCATAAACTTATTACGAATCAATGCTACTTCATTAATAATATGCTGTTGGTCAATAACTTCACTTTCGCTGTCAGCATACTTTTCAGCATCTCGACTACTAAGTGCTTTGTTATATCCTTCTAGATATTTTCTATAATGTTTGTTGCGTATTTTGCGCATCTCAATATTAAGATGTTCAAGTATAGCTTCCAGTTCCTGTAATTGATTAAAACGATACTCAACTATTCCAGGCATGTCACGTGAGTGTTTTTCTACATTACCTTTGAGTCCACAATCTAATCTTGCTTCATCTAGTTGCTGTTCGAAGTAATCAATCGCAGGAACAATATTAGCTATATTTTTCTTTACTTTACTATACCAGCTCATTTACCAATCATCGTATTCATCCGAGTCCTCATCAATATCATCATATGCATCTTCATAATAACAATCTCTGAGCACTCTGTCAAGTGTTGAGTCGTAACCAAACCATTCATCGCATACTTCATTTAGATCGCAGATATTTTCGTTGATCACAGTTAAGAACTTTTCACATGCAATTTCTTTGTCTTTGGCACTAATATAAGGTTTCATAGACAGCCACATATCAACGTATGCGGCTATCTCACTGTCATTCATTTTCATTGGTTAATTCTTCCTTGGGTAAGACGTCTTGTTCATCGTCGATATTTACCTCCGGAAGGTCTTCTACAGCGTCTACGACATCATCGTCCCATTCGCTCATAATAAGATCCAAAGCATTATCTTTGTTAGCATTCCAAGGTTTACGGAACATTTTAATTACTTCACCTGTTTTAGGGCTAGTATATTCTAAACTGTTACCACTCTTCTTTAGAATCTCTTTTGCTTCAAAGAATTCAACAAGTCCACTATATGGACTCATTCCTGTCTCATATGGAATCTCTACCTGTACACTTTCAAACGGTTTAGCATAACGTGTTTTCATTACTTTACACGCTGCTCTAATACCATGTACTTGCGATGTTTTGTTGCCATCTGCGTCTACTTTTAGTTTGAGTTTACGCATAGCAATAACAATACTACTTGCATAGATAAAGCCTTGACCACCTGAAATCTTATCATCTGGGTCAAACATATCCTGCGATGCATATGTATGGTTAGTTGCTAGTAGTCCTACATTAAATTCACCAAACATGTTAACTGTGTTTCTAACAAGCGATGTTAGTGCTTTGGGCTTACGACCCATATCACCTTTCATATCACCTTTTTGAAACTGATCAACATCAGTTGGTGTTAGTAGCATACCCAACGAGTCAACTACAAATAATACTTTAGGACGCTCGCTGTGTTCCTTGTCTGTGTATTCTGCTTTGTAGTCTTTCATAAAGTCACTGATAGTTCTAGCAACATCGTCAATCATACTCATATTAAGTTTAAGTAATTTGTCTTCTGCTGTGTCTACTTCTAGTGCATGTAGCCACTTTTCATCCAGTGCGTTTTCACTGTCGATTAGTACTACAAAGATACCTTGCTCTTGTGCTGACTTGATTACATTGCCTGCTGCAATATAACTTTTGCCTGCGCCTGATTCTCCTGCGAGCACTGTTACTTTACCCAGTGGAATACCTTTTTCAAATTCTCCACTGATTAGTTTGTTTAGTGTATAATTACCTGTACTGATCCATGTGTCTGGATCGTTAAACCCAACACTTAGTCCGGGCACCGCTTTAGTAATACTTTTGCGGAATTTACTTACGTCAAGTGGCTTTGCCATTAATTTCTCCAAGAATATAGTGTATGCGACTATTGCCGCCTACTGTGTTAGATGTTTTGATTATGCTC